CCATGGAATAAAGAAGTACTTTTGAAAGGAAAATCTGGATACATTGCGCCTCATGATATTTTTGTCATAAACGGATATCGCATTAAAGATTGGCTTCAAGGCGAATGGAACGATGCAACAGGAACACCTCTTTCTGAAAGAGGATGGAATCCAAGTCTTTGGCAACCACTCCCCGAGGCCCCAAAATGACGCCCCACGAACGCACTCTCTACCTGTCCTATATCCGCTCATTTTCCGATGAAGTTTTGCAACTCGAAGCAGACGACGCTTTTATCAACCTGGTGAGCGATCCTGACGAATCAATTCATTACATTATGTGTGTAGAGGAACAAAAAAGACGGAATTATGGTCAGTATGAAAGGCTACCTGTCGCGCGTCTCCTGGAGGCCACGCTATGACCATCCGAGCGCACCTACTCGAACAACTTGCCGATATTGCGGAAAAGAAAAAGAGAAACGGGCTAACATCAGGGTTGGTTGTTCAGAACCGAGAAACAGAAGAGGCGTTAAAGAAGCTGTCTAAAAGTGACGGGGAAAAAGAATATGTTCCTTCCAGAACAAAAAAAACACAGGGGTTATTTTATGGGTTCTGACGCACCGTTTTTATTCGATGGGATGGAAATTCCAACACTTTCGTATACACCAATACCGGTGTACACTTCACCTGTAGAACAGGCGACATTAGACATTATGGAAGAAGTTGACCTGTTTTTTCGCTCTTCGATAACCGTCGAAGAATATGACGCCATACAAAAAAAGGTTAAAAAAATTCTAACGGAGGCATTCTGTGAAAAACCTGTTATTCCTCACCACCTTGTCAGCTTGCACGATTAAACTGTCTGACCTATTTGTTTTGTGTGTCTGTTTCTTCGCTCTTGGCGCATGTATCGTTTGTTTCGGATATTTATGTACATTAAGCAAAGACGATAAGCCAACAGAAAAACAGTGCGATACGGCATGTAATATCGTTTTTCGCGGGTTCTTTAATTATTCAGAAGAAACAAAAAACAAATGTCGAAAAACAGCGATCGATTGGCTTGAGGCATGGGAGAAATCACTTTCGGAGGATCTGTAGTAAAATAATAACGCCGATTATAAGACACGCAATAATAAAACGGTACTTATACGGCGTTAGTTTTTTTATTTCAGCAGTAAGATTCGCAATAATAGCGCCGTCAGCAATATGACTTTTAGCCATATCATTAATCGTTACCGTTTGTACCGTTACTTTATCATTCAAAGACTTAACCAATAAAGCATTTTTATCAACATACACGGTAAGCGTTTTATTACCAATATCTTTGGCAATGTCAATTAAGGCGTCTGACATTCCCTGCAAAGCCGTAGCGTCGCTTACTATGCCAGTTTGACCCGTTTGTATGTCTACGATTAACGCGTCTGTTTGTGGCGTTCCTGTTGCGATTGGGATGGTGTGGCATCCAGAGAATAACAAGAGTATAAGGGGAAGTAAAAGAAATCGTTTCATTTTTTTGCAACCGTATCTTTACGAACTATTCGACGTTTTGTTTTAGGTGTTTCGTCAGTATCGAATTCTATTCCCTTCACTGATATTTTCTCAATTCGGAAGTTCTTTGCAAGTACGATTATAGATATAATCACCATAGCGAAAAAAACAATTATGAGTATAATCGCTTGATTAAAAGTAAGCGTAGCAAAAAATGATGCTAATAACTCTTTCATACATCCTCTTTCCGTTTGTTGTGTTTACAGTCCAGTATATCATGCGTCGTTTCAATCTCGATGATACGACCCTCATGATCTGAAATGCTTTTTGTGTGTTCTGCTATCGTGTTTGATACCAGATTCATTGCCGCTGTGTTGTTTTCAATTACTGTTTTGAGCGGTTTAATATTAATTCTGAAAACCCATGCAAAAAAACCACTAATCATTCCCGCTGCCATTAATCCCACCCCGGCCCAAGCCGCTGCATCTGCTGTCATATTTTACCCTTAATTTGTATTCCCGTACCGCGCCACAGAGTATCAATAAACGCTCTTGCGGGGTATCGGTTGTTTTTCCCTGATTTTGTTTTGTCATAGACGCCACTGGTACGGTCGCCGTATGGGTCGTGTATAATTATTTCTTTAACGCTTGATAAAAGTATGCTACGTGCATTAGACGGGGCCGCTTCATCGTCGGTGGTGAAACCGGTAACAGTAACTACATGACCGCCCTTAGTGAGCCATGTGGACGCGATAAAAGGGATTTTTCGGGTAATTCCATAAAGTATTTCGGCTATATCCCAATTCCAACGTGGGCCGATAACGGGTTTTTCTTTCGGATAAAAATGCTCATTAAGTGCTTTTGTAATCGACGCCCAATCTTCGGGGGAGTCAACTCCATAATACATTTCCATCATTGCCGTTAAATTATCTTCTGGTTGTTTATATCCACCAGATGGCAACGTATACCCGCAAATATCAAGGCCGCATATGGTTGAAGTCGGTTTGCATCGAATTGAAGGATGAATTAAATTATTATTTTGTGAAAAGTAATGCACACCATTAGGGTCAAGGTTCCATTCGCGCATGATTTCTCCCTCGTTGGATAATAATACCATCATGCACGAAAGGGAGCAAGTATCTTAAAACGGGACCATATCGTCGTATTGTTTTTGTTCGGCTATCATGTCATATCTTTCTTTAATCGCGGGTTTATCGACGGTAATTTCTACCGCTTGCCCGTATTCTTTTCTGATCACACGGTCGAATTTGTCTTCTTTTATTACCCAGATACGAGAAGGGGAGGGGGGAGGACTGGAAAGAAACGCGTCAACTGTCTTAGGCCAGTTTTCATACGATACACCTGAAGAGGTCATAAACTTCCCGTAATAAAAGGCGAGCTGTGGGGTAGAGGCATCGGGAAATACCCATTCCTTGAACTGACGGAAACCGCAGGTGTATTCTACCCGAATAGAATCTTTTTTACCCGTTTTCTGGTGTCGAGCATACCGGCAAAGAGTAACGTCGAATTCTTCCGGTTCTATCTGGCTTTTTAGTACCGGGGCTTTGACGGGCTTTGTTTCTATCTTTATTTCAGAAACAGGAAAAACATGACCGCATACCGGGCATGTTTTCAACGAGGCTTGAATAATCGCTTGACAGTCGGGACACTCTTTAGCCGGTGCAACACCTCCTCCCTCACCCGGTGTTTTTGGGGTTATGGAGTCTATGGGTCCGTGACGGGCAGCATTACCGGCGTAATCTAAAAGGAGACAATCATCCTTACCGGGATATGTTCGCATACCCCTACCGGTCTTCTGAACGTACCGTCCGGGGCTTTCTGTAGGAGCCATATCAACCAGTAAATCAATCTGACGGACATTAAACCCAGTATTGAGCATGACGACGTTTACCAGGCATTTAATTTGACCGGCTTTGTATTCATTTATATATCGGTCGTTCATTGCTTCGCCATTTTCAGATATAACCATTTCGCACGAAATACCGCGCTCGATTAAAGCGTCCCTCACTTGCGTTGCGTGTTTCTTTCCAGTCGTAAAGACAAGCCATTTCTTTCTATCTGCACCGCGACGAATAAAATCATCTACAGCGAGGATCGTTATATCTCCCTCCATGGCTCGGTTTTCCAATTCACCGGCAAGGAATTCGCCCCCAGAATGGTGTAATCCTGTGGTATCGATTTTTATTTCCCCGCCACCTTGCATGACTACCGGGCAGAGAAAACCGTTATCTATGAGGTACTGTACTTCAATTTCATAGATAATATCGTCGAACATGGCATCATCGCCTTTATGGAGATAGCCAGAGTCAAGCCGGTAGTTGGTAGCAGTAAGGCCAATGAGCCGAAGATATGGGTACATTATTTTCAACAGGGAAAGACATTTCATGTATCGAGTATTTTCTTTTCTCGGGATTAAATGCGCTTCGTCGATGAAAACAATCTCCGGGCAGGGACTCAATCGAGTAGTATCTTTTTCTATTGATTGAATCGAAGCGAAAAGTATCGGCGCGTGAAGGTCTTTTCGTCCAAGTCCTGCGCAGTAAATACCGGCCGGAGCTTCTGGCCATTCTTCTAGGAATTCGTCAAAATCTTGTTTAACTAATCGTTTGTCATGAGAAAGAATGAGGATTCTCGTTAAAGGCCATTTTTCTTGAATCTCTTTGCAAAGTATAGCAATGATTAGCGATTTACCCGAACCAGTCGGACACACTAAAAGGCCATTGCCTGACTTTGGTTTTTCCCAATATTTGTATACTGAATCGGCGGCTTCGCGCTGAT